CGTTCGGATGAACGCATTGGCCGGCACGACTACCTCCGCACCCGATAGGTGACCGTCAGGACGCTCGTGAACACACGCTGCTGGTCCAGATGCTCGGAGGCGAAGACCGGCTCGTTCTCGATGCCGAGCCAGGCCGCCAGGGGCGCTTCCTCGAGCCGCTGCAGACGCAGGTGGTCGGCGAGCTGCTCGACCAGGTTCATCAGCTCGTCGAGCTCAACCGGATCGTCCGCGTTCACCTTCTTCTGCACGCCGATGTCGATCGCACAATCGAAGTAGCTGCTGTCGCGCGCCGCGGCGCTGATCGCGACCGAGCGCGGCACCACGGTGACGCGCAGCGTCGGCAGCTCCTCCAGCTCGAACGACGGACGGTACTTCCGCACCGCTTCAAACGCCTGGCTGAACGTGCCCCCGTTCAGGCTGGCGACGACGGCGTCGGCAATGTCGATGACGGTGCTCACGGGTGCCGCTCCAGCAGTCGATCCAGCTTGGCTTCGATACGCGAGAGCGTTCGCTCGACGCCATCGATCCGAGTCTCTTGGACGGCGATCTTCGAGTCGTGGCGCAGCAGCATCGCGCCCGAGCCGAGCACCAGAATCAGGATGACCGTCAGCAACACGCCGAGCAGCCAAGACAGCTTCTGGCGGGCGTTGCCGTTGATCGGGGGTGCATCCACTTTCACGAGTCACTCCGCGCTCAGGTGTTTGGTATGAACCCGCAGCGTGCGGCGATAGGGATCGCTGTAGCGCCACGGCGGCTCACCGCCCGGGGACATCACCTCGTACACGAACGTCTGCGAACCGACCGTCTCGCGAATCCGATCGCCCGCCTTTGGCAGCGTCTGCTCTGCGTTGAGCACCAAGTCGCTCGCGCGAATCAGGAAGTCCCGCGACTGCAGCTTGTGAACGATGCCGAACTCGTCGACCTGCTCGAACTCCGTCCGGCCGATGGTCGCCTGCAACTCCACGACGTAGCTGATCGTGCCGCCATCGCGCACATACAGCACCGTCTGCGTCATGTGCGTGTGACGCTGCTCGTCGAGCCACGCCAGGCCTTTCTGCAGCACATCCGACACCGTTCTGCACCTCGCTAGGGGACCGGCAGCGCCTGGTACTCCGGGAACCCGGTGTTGAGCCGCACACGCACCGTCGCGTCGTTCAGCAGGGCCAGCGCGACGGCGTTGCCGAGGCGCGGGTACGTTCCGCTGCCGCTCGACGTCTGTGCGGCCTTCGCGCCCGCATCCCAGAACAGCTGCGCGCCGGCCGGAATCACGCCCGGCCCCTTCGGCACGTCGAACACACCCTGCACCGCCAGCGAGCCGAGCGTGTTCGCCTTGATGCTGGTTCGCGCGACACCGACCAGCTGGTCGAGCACGACGACGTCACCGGCCGCAACATCGCTGCTCGGCCGGAAGTCGATTGCTGCGCCGTCATGTACGAACGTGGCCAGCGGCATCGCCTGCAAACCTCGCTACTGGAGCATGCGGACACGAACCGATGTGTCCGCATCCACCGCCGCGCGCACGACCTTGCCGATGAGCTTGTTGCCCGTGGCGGTCGTCGTCGCGACCTTGTTGGTGTTGTCCCAGTACACGTTCGCGCCCATCGCGATCGCCGTGCCGCCGCCGGCCGTCTTGGGAAAGTCGAAGACGCCGCTAACGGCCAGCGCGCCGAGCTTGTTGGCGGCGATGTCGAGTTTCGCGACCCCGACAAGCTCGCCTTGGACCACAACGTCGCCGGCACTCACCGCCGATCCCGGCGTGTGGTCGATCGATGCGCCGTCATGAACAAAAAACGCAGGCATGTTTGAGACCTCCTTGTCTCAGTGCTCCGCTTAGGCTTCGCCCTTGAACTTCACGCCGCCGCGGAAGTCCTGCAGCGCGACGCCGAAGTCGTGGTAGCCGCGCACCTGGATGCCGAGGATGCTGAAATCCGCGTCCGCAGACTCGACGGTGGGCTGCTCGCGGCCATTGAGGAACGCGACCTCGATCACGGGCAGATCATTCGGATCGGCCAGCAAGTACCAGGCCTTCGTGCTGTTGCCGGTGTACTTCGTGTTGCTGAGGTAGCTGGAGCGCGCCACCCGGAACTTGCCGGTGTGCGGGTTGCCGGTGACGTACTTCTTGGCCGGCGAGTTCCCGTCCTCGCGAAGCTCTGTACTGTTCATCAGCTGCGTGGCCGAAACGAACAGCGCGTTGGGCACCAGCAGCAGCGTTGGATCGACCGCCAGCGGATACCCGTCCGGATCGGTCTGGTTGTAGAACGTCTCCTCCGCCTTCGACAGGCTGTCGATGCCCATCGCCGTGTCCGTGCCTGCGGCGTAGTTCTTGTTGCCGGCCGTGAAGAAGGCGGCGTTGTTGAGAAACGCCGTCCAGAACACGTCATTGAGCTTCAGCGCCGCTCCGCGACCGAGTCGACGCGGCACCGCCGTCAGCGCGCCGAGGTCGTCGTTGATCATGTGCTCACGCGTGATCGAGAACATGCGGCCGTAGGTGCGGGCCTGGTTCGTGAACGACTGCTCGCCCACCGTCGCGTGCTTGAGCTCGCCGTCCGGCCCGACCTCGAGGTATTCGAAGCCGCCCGTGAGCCGGTAGCTTGTAACGGCCTTGAAGTCCTGCACGGTGCGGATTGCGGCGATGGCCCGCCAGCTCGACTCGACCGCCTCGAACCCTTCGAGCAGGAACTTGTTCGCGATGTTCGAGAGGATGCCCGGCAGGCTGTTCGTGCTGAAAGCCGCCTGGAGCACGCCGCGCATGTCCGCCTTGAAGCTGCGGCCGGAGTAGCCGTTCGCCCAGGCGGCCTCGAGCAGCAGCTCCTGCAGGCCGAGGCGGCCCTGGAAGCGCTGCTGCGCGGCGTCGCGGACGCGCGGATCGAACTGGTCATTGCGCGCTTCGAGCTTGCCGGCCTGGTACACCGCCGCCTCGAGCAGTTGGAATGGCGCGACTTCGTGGCCGCCCGTGATCACGCCCGGAGCCTTCGGGCGATTGGCCCGCAGCACCTCAAGCTCGGTCTTCTCGACGGTCCAGTTCTCCTCGATCGCCTTGGCGGCGATCTCAACGAACCGCTCGCCGCAGATCTTGCGGATCGCGGCCTGACGGCGGAGCTCGTTGGCGGCGTCGCGACGCGCCGCCTGAATGTCGGGACCAGCGTCGGCATCCGTTCCGGCGCTGGTCACTAGCGCGGCATCCGTGCCGGCGCTTTCCGGTTTCGGGTTCTCGTGGTCGTCCATGACCTGCGTCTCCTTCTGCGCGGCGATCTGCACGGATGTGTTTCCGTCAGCGCCGAGGTCGACAAAACTGATCTCGCCCAGCACGGCCTTGCGGGCGACGTACACCGGCCCCTCGAACGAGCGACCGTTCACCGTGACGAACTTCCCCGGCCGAATCAGCTCCGACTGCTGCACCGTCGCACCAATCGAGGCCTGCCACGGAAAGCCGCGCTTGCCGCTCACCACGACTTCGCGTGCGGCGGCCGTGTCGCGACTCACCAGCCCCTCGGCCACAAGCCGACCACCGTCGACGGCAATGCGTTCGGTATGTCCGATGCCGGCGTGCATGTCGTGTCCGAAGCGAACCGGCCGACGCTGTGACGGCACCGAAAGCCCGTCCAGATCAACGACGACCGGATGCCGCCAGCCCTCGACGCGCATTGCCTCGCCGGTGTACGCGACCATCGCGAAGCGAGGCATTGCCTCGGCTTCGCCATCGCCCTTGCGCGCCTCGATCGTGAGGTCCGTCTGGACGCACACGAGCGAGATGTGATTAGGTGTCTTGTCAGGCCGCGGCGCGGGCATTGGCCAGCTCCTCCTCGGATGCGGGATCGTCGGGGCGGTCCTGTGGCTGCGCGGCGGACTTCGCGCCGCCGAACAGCGACTCGCGCAGCATGCGGCGGTACTCATCCAGCGAGACGCCCAGCGCTTCAGCCTGCTTGCGCTGCTCTTCCTCGTAGTCGAGGCCCAGGATCGCGTACTCGCGCGGGAACGACGTCAGCCCACTGCGGAGCCGCACGTCCTGCGCGCTCGCTTCCTTGGCCGGGTCCACGTGCTCGAAGCCGTCCCAGAACCACTGATGCGGCAGATCGACGTCGACGCTGCGCGCCGCCTGCGGCAGGTAGTTTTCGATCAGGACCGCTTCGCTCAGCCACGCGGCGAAGACACGATCGAGCACGACGTCCGCGAGGAACGCCTGATCGATGCGGACGGACTTGAAGAAGGCCTGATGGTCGAGCCGCCCGGAGGCGTAGTTGTAGCCCGACGAGTTGCCGGCCGCGATGTTGAACGGCATGTTCAGGCAGCGGGCGATTTCGTTGATGATCTCGTGCTTGAAGTCGCGGTAGACGGTCGTTGGCTGCTCAGCCTTGACCTGGCCGATCTTCCAGCCGAACGGCATCGTCAACCACGTGCCGCGCTCCATTTCGACCGAATCCATCGGCTCCACGCCGGCGGCTTCCGCGTCTGCGGGCGCGTCCGTGTAGATGACGCCGCTGGGAAGGGCCGCCTGCTCCGCGGAACCCAGCACGGCCAGCGTGTAGCGACGCAGCATCGCGAACAGCGGCAGCGCCGGCGTGATCTCCGGCACGCCTCGGTTCTGACCGGGGCGTTCGGTGCGGTGCAGGTGGATGACCGTTTCGGCGGGCAGCAGCTCGAAGTCGCTGCCTTCGAGCGTGAAGGGACCGGCGTCGCCCGGATGCCGTCGCATCACGAAGTACGCGACCGGGTTGCGGAACTCA